ATACATCGAAGCGTTTGTCCGTAGACCCGTCGTGGACTAAGGAAGAGTACGACGCGGCCAAGATTAAGCAGAAAGCAATTGCGCCTGTTGGTGGTCGCCGTAAGAACGCTATCCTGGAAGACAGTGTGGTTAAGTTCGACTTTGACCATCTCAACCGTACTCAGTACCGCGACCTGATACGCAAATTCAAGAACGCACCGTTCTTCAATATTCTGCATACAACGGCGTCGCATCAGCACGCGTGTAAAAACGGTGATTACGCATTCCGCGTTCTGGTTCCGGCTCGCACGCCGTTTAACTCTAACGATGCGTGGATGGTGCAACGTGCTATTTGTGCAGAGTTGGAAATAGACGAGGCCTTGCGTGACCACTGCACAGAAGATGGCAACCGCCTTATCTACCTGCCACATAAAGAGTCGAAGATAACTGTTACAGAAGGGCGTGTTATACGTGCGGAGCGGTACATCAAGAAAGCAGAAGAGATGGGGCTGCGTAAACGCGAAGCTAAGACACTTGCCGCCGATGAGCACGGGCTTAACGCAGATATAGCGCATTTCTGCGAAGCCGAGCTGGGCCTTGACGCTTTATCTTCCGGTCGAGGGTATGAAGTGCCATGCCCTAATGAGCATCTGCACACCGGCAAAGGCTCCACCAGCATCATGCTCGACGGCAAAGAAGTGCGCTTTGTATGCCAGCATACGAACAACGGTGCCTGCACCGAGCTTAACCGCCGACAACATTTGGCCCTGCGTATGTGCGGCCTTCCGGACGAGCTTAACGTAGACAAGCAACCTATTAGCATTAACAGCATTCGTGCTGCTTTGCCTGATTTACCGGATGAAGAGATTGAAGAACTACACCGCGCAGAGAACGAGGATCCTGTAACTTGCAGCCTGTACGACCTGGAAGACGACGAGGACTCAGAGGAGGACGAGTTACCGGAACCGGTAAAGGCTGATTTCGTCGTTGAAGGGTACATGCCGTCGGATTGTATATGGGATATTGTCGGGGAATCTGGCACGTACAAATCGTTCTATACGCTGGGGATGATGTACCTTAGCGCGGCGGGATACCGGTTCGCAGGGGCTGATACACAGCGTTGCCACCATTTCTATATTGATGGCGAAGGTGGTGCTGCTACGCGCACCCGTATTGATGCACTCGCGGCTAAATACGGCGTGGAAGGTAAAGATTATGTACATGTCATTGATATGGGTGAAGTCGGCAAACTGAAAAGCCTGATTAAGTTAATGCGCGAAACTGCGGGCGATGAACCTATCGGCATGGTTGCGTTCGACACCCTTAACCAGACCCTGGCCCTGACGATTGATAAGTTCGACGAGAACAGTTCATCAACGGCAATCGGTATGGGCAAAGTTATCGCTATCCTGAAAGAAGTACGCGACGCGACTAAAGCCGCGGTAGGCGTTGTTCACCATACGCCGAAGGGCGGAAAGAAAGCCCGTGGTAGTGGCGCTCTGTATGCGGGGGTCGACGTGGAACTGACAATCGAACGCGCGACCGACCGTCAGATAAACGTATACCACTCTAAATTTAAGCACGGGCCTCAACAGAAGACGGTTGGCATGGTGCTGGAGTCTGTACAGTTCCGTGAAGCCCCGCCGCCGAAAGAGTACCGTGCGGTTGAGTTCCTGGGTAACACAGAGGAATATGGCACAATCGTAAACCTCGACCTGCCGGAGCCGCACAAAGCGCTTGTGCTGATGCCGTGGGGTTTCGAACCGTTCAAAACTGACGAGGAGAAAGAGCGGGAAGAAGGGCTAACTAACGAAGGTAAACAAAAAGTAAAGGAAGAAGTTAAACGCGGCAGGGATGAGGTAAGGAAGGAGTCAATACTTTCGGCACTGGAAGACCTGCAACAGTCAGATGATACAGGTCGTGGTTTTACTCAGCAGCAGATAGTGGCTCGTTCCGGTGACTTCTCTGTGACTAACACCCATCTTGATAAAATGTTGAAAGATGGAGAACTAATGCTTGGTTGCGATGCTAACGGCGAAGTAGTACCGAGAACATATCGTATACCCGAAAGAATAGGGGATAGATTAAGGCCGAAGACACTATACGAACCGAATGAGATGCTGATAGTGACAGAAGAGGATTTGGAGTAGGTAAAAAGAAAGGGGCATTAAGCCCCTTCACCTAGCGCCAGCCACTTGGCGTCTACCTCCAGCACTTCCGCCAGTTTAAACAGCGTTGCCGGGCGGACGTCCTGGGTTACCCCAAGTGCCAGCTGGTTAATTGCGCCCTGGGAAACCCCGGTCAGCACCGCCAGACGGCGCTGGGAGATGCCGAGTTCTTTACGGCGTTGTTCTACACGGATGCCTAATTCAGATGGTTGCATGTCAGTTACTCCTTAGTCAGTTGATATGTGAATAGTACCATATTAATTATTTTAGAAAAGCCCATTGACATGTGAATAGTTCACTATTATAGTTAGCCCATACCAAACGAGAGGAGAGAAACAAATGTTAGAGAAATTCTTAGTATTACTGGAACGTTTCGTAGTTGCACATGAACTGATTGCTGCGAACAGTGCAAAACGTCCTGTGGCCCCAACTGAGCATGTAGGTGAAATGCTTGTAGACGTATCGGTTACGGGGGAGGTACTTGAAGTCGACCCAGGCACTGGTATCGGGAAAGAAATCCCGGTAGAAGGTGAAGACATCGTCGACACTAAACCGGCAGAAGAAGAGAAGCCAAAACGTAAGCAGCGTAAAGCTAAAGTAGAGGAGTCGACGCCAGAACCAGAAGAAGAGAAAGAAGAGGTCGATTACCAGTCTCTTCGTGACCAGATTCAGGCTATCGACGATGCAATTAACGAAGGTCCGAGCGATGCCGCGTGCGACGATTCTGATGAACTGCTGGAAGAGTTCACAGGTAAGAAGATGAAGATTGCCGCGATTAAAGACGAAGACCTGGCCGAGTACCTGGAACGCCTGACAGCAATCAAGAACAAGTATTTCGAAGAAGAATAATTATCTCGCGGCCTTCGGGCCGCTTTAACTGAGGGTCGTAATTATGATTTACCAACTCTACCGCGCCGTTGACAGGCGGGATAACACAGAGGCGTTGTGGCTGTTGCGTGCGCCGTCAGGTGCGCACCAGATGGAAGAGATGGCGTACTTAGGCAAAGTACCGCGGGCTAAAGATATAGGCCGTCATGTGTCGCAGATTAAGCGCACGACTTTTGCCAAGCCTGACTTTTATGTCTTCGAGTCGATGTATGGATGGGCCATGCATTGCCAGCACCAGACCAGACATTTAATTGACCAGTGGGAGAACAGAGCATGTTTGTAATTATGTATTCTGATTTCGCGTGGATTTAGGAGTTTACAGAATGACGAACCGTAAAGCGCGACTTCTCTTTATTAAACGCCACCAGCCTTTTCGAGTAAGCAACTCGACTTGGCTGATTATATTCAACCGTAGCGGCGACACGTGCGCATATAAACGCAAAACGCGTAAAGTTAAATGGGGTGGGAGTTTAAGAGCATGAAACTAAAAGAACGCGGTGGCAATAACGACGTACACGCTTTACTATCGCCGTCCGGGGCTAAAAAGTGGCTAAGCTGCGCCGCATCACTGGCCTGTGAGAAAGATATCCCCAACACGTCCGGTAAAGCCGCGGTATTAGGCACGGCTATGCACACCATAGCTGAGGTACATCTCAACGCCTATATCCGCGGCAATGCACTGCCGCTAGAGCGTGAAGTCGGCGCTTACGTGCTGGACGAGGGTAAAGGCCAGATTAAGGCGCTAATTAGTCCGATGAAAGGCGCTGTACTAATCACGGCGGACATGATTGAGCAGGTGCGCAAGTACACCGACTACTGCAAAGCGATTATAGACGTAGCGACTTATGCCAAGCTCGAGATGCGGGTAAATCTTACTGAGGTGTTGCATCCTGGTTACGAAGGCGTTGAGACGTTCGGAACCGCCGACCTTGTTGCCGTTCAGGAACTGGCTAACACCGATGAGCATATGCTAATCATTGGCGACCTGAAAACAGGACGGCATCGTGTAGAAGCGAAAGAAAACAAGCAGCTTATGCTTTACGCTCTCGGTGTTTATCGCCGGCTCAAGAGACGGTATAACATCACAGTCGTGCGCCTGGTAATCTTCCAGCCGTATGCCGGGGGTGCGTCGGAGTGGGACATCTCGGTTGAAGGTTTGGAACTGTTCGCTAAGTTCGCACAGAAACGTGCACTGTTGGCCCTTGATGCGTATTACCGCGGCAAGAAGAACCTGAAAGCGTCTGACTTCAAGCCGTCCGTAGATGGTTGTCAGTGGTGCCGGTTCTCTGAACAGTGCGCAGCGCGCACAAAGACGGTTAATTCTGTACTGGCGGAAGAACTGGAAGACGACTTTGCACTGGAACTTACGCCGGAGCAACTCGTAGCTGAGTATGAGAAGCTGCCGCTGTTGCGCCAGCACATCGATAAGGTTGAGAAAGCTATGGCTGCCGCGTTGCATTCCGGTAAGAAAGTTCCTGGGTACAAGCTGGTTGAAGGTAAGATGGGCAATCGTGCGTGGAAAGACGCGGAGAAAGTAACAGAACTCTACGGCGACAAGCTGACTAAAGAAGTGCTCATGACGCCAACCGAAGCTGTTAAAGTGATACCGGAAGAAGAACTGAAAGACTTCATCACACGTAAGCCAGGTGCCCCATGCATCACAACGGCAGACGACAAACGGCCTGAGTGGAATCAGGTTAGTGAAGAAGATTTGGAATAAAGTGTTGACACCTGAATAGTTAGCTATTATAGTTCTAATCACTGGCCGGGCAGCTCCCGGAGTAAACTGAAAACTGAGGAATCGAGAAATGGGGCTGAAATTAAATCTGCGTAAAGTAAACACTGCTTGGGTTAACGTATTCGAACGCGAAAAAGACCGTGAAAATGATGATGGTTCAATCACTAAAGGTCAGTACAGCGCGACTATTATCCTGCCGTCCGACCACGCGCAAATCGACGCGCTCTACGACACCGTTTACGCTGTAGTTGAAGAAGCGTTAGGTGCAGCCGCCGCTGAGAAGTGGATGAAGTCTAACTACGGCGAAGGTAAGCACATGGATAAATGTGCGATTAAAGACATTGCTGAGCGTGACAATCCGTTTGAAGACTTCCCGGAGGGCTTCTACTTCAAAGCGAAGGCACAGAAACAGCCGCTGATTGTTACCTCTAAAAAAGGTGAGACTCAGGTAGAGCAGGACTTCAATGTAGACGGCGAACAGATTGAAGGTGAACAAGTTTACAGCGGCTGCGTCGCTAACGTAAGCGTCGAAATCTGGTTCAGCCAGAAATATAAAGTTCTCGGGGTTAACCTGCTGGCGATTAAATACGTAGGCGAAGGTAAAGCGTTCGGTGGTTCTAAAGTCGCTGCAAGCGTCAATGACCTTGAGGATGACGAAGAAGATGAAGCACCACGCCGCGAACGTCGCCGTCGCTAATATCTGAATCAATTTAACTAAGGCCCTTCATTGGGCCTTTTTACTAAGGGTCGAAAATAATGAGTTACCTGTTCTTAGACTTTGAAACATTCTCCGAAGCCGATTTGAAGAAAGTCGGCTCCTACGCTTACGCCGAACACCCAACTACCGAAGTGCTTATCTGTACCTATGCTTTTGACGACGAGCCTGTGCAGGCATGGGACTGCACCGACGGCAGTGACATGCCGGGCGATTTGCACCGCGCCTTGCGCCGGCTGGTTAAGCCAAACAGTCGTATTAAGATGGTGTGGCACAACGGCTCAATGTTCGATAGGCCCATCATGAAACACTGCTGGGGCTTTGATATTCCCGTAAGCAACACCATTGATACGATGATTTGGGCGTTTCGTCACGCGCTGCCGGGTTCGCTTGATGCGCTGTGTGAAGTGCTTGGCGTGTCTGCTGACAATGCAAAAGATAAACGCGGCAAGGCGCTGATTCAGCGTTTCTCTAAACCGACACCGAAGAATTACAAAATCCGCCGCTACACCGCAGAAACACACCCGGACGAGTGGGCGCGGTTCATCAAGTACGCCGTGAGCGACATCACTGCGATGCGTGAAGTCTTCCATAAGCTGCCGCGTTGGGGTAACTCTGAGTTCGAAGACCGTGTACTGGAACTGGACCAGTTAATCAACGACCGCGGGTTTAAGGTTGACGTTGCACTGGCGGAAGCCGCTATTGAAGCCGTGGAGAAACACAAAGCGCAGTTACAGGAGGAAGCCCAACGCAAATACGGCGGCTCGCTTACTGGTAAGGACTTTCTGCCGATTCTTCGTGAACTGGCCCCTGCGCACCGCATCCACAACGCGCAGAAGTCTACGCTTAACGACCTGCTGGCGGACGATGATTTACCGGACGATGCTCGCACGATTATCGAAATGCGCCTCGGGGCCGCATCCACCGCGTCAACGAAATATAACCCACTGCTGTTGGGCCGCTCATCGGACGACCGCCGCCGGGGTTGTTTACAGTACGGTGGGGCAAAACGCACTTTGCGGTGGGCGGGTAAAGGCTTCCAACCACAGAACCTGGCGCGCGGGTACTATCACGATGATGAACTGGATAAAGGCATTTCAGCGTTACTTAAAGGCCGGGCACACCGCCGTTTTGATGTAGCCAAGCTAACGGCATCGACGGTACGTAGCTGCATCATACCGGAAGTGGGGCATAAGTTTGTTGTTGCCGATTACTCTAACGTTGAGGGTCGTGGGCTTGCGTGGTTGGCAGGCGAAGAAACCGCGCTTGATACTTTCCGCGCCGGGTTGGATATTTATTGCGTAACTGCAGGTAAGATGTTTGGCATGGACCCCGACGATATTAAGAAAAACTTTAAGGAAATCAGACAGATAGGCAAAGCATGCGAACTGGGCCTCGGCTACGAGGGAGGCGTCGGAGCATTCGTTACGTTCGCCAAAAACTTAGGCCTCGACCTTATTGAGATGGCTAAAACAATGGACGGTACATTCCCGGACCACATCTGGTCAGCCACCGCGAGAGGATATGAATGGGCGCGCATCCAGGAAGCCAAGCGCCCCCCGCATCCAGGTGAGAAGGATGACCGACCATCGTATATTCTGGACAAGAAAGTGTGGCGCACCTGCGACGCAATCAAGCGTATGTGGCGCGAGTCACACCCGGAAACAGTAGCGTTCTGGCGCGACCTCAAAGACGGTATTTTAGCCGCTGTAAGAAATCCGGGTCGTGAATTTTGGGCGGGGGCGCATCTGCGCAAGAATGGCGAGCGCGCTATCCGAATCTGGAGAACAGTAGAAACCGATTCATCCGGTAGGAAGGTTCCCGGTTGGTGGTTGTGTATGGAGTTGCCGTCGGGCCGTATCCTCTCGTATCCAGGAATCGGCGTTAGCGTGACAAAAGAAACAGACGAAGACGGACGGGTAAACACGAATGTGCGAATCAAGTATCAGGGTGAAAACCAGTTAACCCGCCAATGGACTACCCTGTACACCCACGGCGGCAAAGCCTGCGAAAACATTGTTCAGGCGCTGTGCCGTGATTTACTCGCATATGCGATGATTAATGTTGAGGGTGGCGGGTATCCCATCGTGCTTTCGGTACACGATGAACTGGTATGTGAAACTCCAGATACGCCGGATTACACGGTGCCTGAACTGGAAAAATTAATGTGTGCGTTGCCAGAGTGGGCGGAGGGGTTCCCTCTTGTAGCGGAAGGTAGCGAAATGTACAGATATGCTAAATGATGATGGGGTGGTTTATGAGAGATTTAATTAATTGGCATGACCATTTCTACTACGAACCTGACACGGGGAAGATACGATGGAAGTATTCCCCGAGGCACAGTATAAACGCCGGAGACGAAGCCGGTAGCCCAAGTAAGAGGGGCTACATCTGTATCGTCGTCAGAGGGGTTAGTTACAGGGCTAATCGCATCGCGTGGGAGATGCATAACAATGACCGTTTAGGGCCTGACGATGAAGTAGACCATATAAATCACATCCTGGATGATAATCGTGCATGCAACCTTCGTAAAGTATCCCGTACTGATAACAACAGAAACGCATCTCGGAGAAAAGATAACAAGTCAGGTATCACAGGTGTGCACTGGAACGCACGAGCGGCTAAATGGAAAGCATGTATATTTGTTGGTGGTAAACTTATATTCCTGGGGCATCATGACAATATATTTGACGCGGCTTGTGCACGGAAATCTGCGATTGTTCGCTACGGCTTTCATGAGAATCACGGAGGTTAGAATGCTAAGTAAACTAAGTATCGCGGTACTGGCGGGATTCGCCGCCGGTGTCTACTGTCACGAGGGGCAATACGGCATGATGGTAGCCGTATTGGGTATGTTCATCGCAATTTATCTGTGGGTGCCGGAATGAAAATTTACTGGTTCTACGAAGAAGACTGCCGAATCTGTCCGCGCTGCGGGATTGAGCATACGAAACGTGAGGGGTGCGTAGATGAGTACGCCTGAGGGGCGTGTGCAGAAATACGCAAAAGAGCAATTCGAGGCCATTGGCGGCCTCGTTCGTAAACTTTCCTACGAAAATAGAGCGGGCGCTCCTGACCTGCTGGTAATTCTCCCAGGCGGCATAGTCTGGTTTGTCGAGGTTAAGAAAGACGAAAACACGAAGCCAGACCCGCATCAGCTACGAGAGCACGAGCGGATGAGCAAACGTGGTGCAAATGTTTTTGTCGTTGGTTCGTTTAAACAGGTTGACGACCTAATAGCGAGCTATTATAGTTAATCACACACCAACAATATAAGGAATTGAGAAATGAAACACGAATATGACCGCAAGCCAGCACGTGACATCGTACCGGGCGACATGATTTTCAGCGTTAAGACCCGTCGTCCTGTTGCCGTTGATACGGTGTTCGTCGAGTCGAACGGTAAACTGGTCATCGAAGATGTAACAGGCAATGTTACAGCGTTCGGGCGTAAAGAGTTAGTTCTGGTGGCAAAATGAACTATTACAACGAATGGGATAAAGGCGCAGCCGCGTGGCTGCGTGAATTAATAAAACAGGGTCACATACCTTTTGGAGTTGTAGATGAAAGAAGCATTACCGAAGTTAGACCAGAAGACCTTGACGGGTTCACCCAGTGTCATTTTTTCGCTGGTATCGGCGGCTGGCCTCTCGCGCTCAGACTTGCTGGAGTTCCGGAAGATGCGCCTCTCTGGACGGGAAGCCCGCCTTGCCAACCGTTTAGCACGGCAGGAAAGCAACTCGGACAGTTCGACCAGAGACACCTCGCACCTGTGTTCCTCGACCTCATCAGCGAGTGCCGCCCTCCAGTTATCTTTGGGGAGCAGGTTGCGGCAGCAATTGCAAAATCGTGGATGTGCGATTTACAAACTCACCTGGAAAGAGAAGACTACGCCGTCGGGTTTGCCGTACTCCCAGCTTGTAGCGTCGGCGCACCGCACAAAAGGAATCGATTGTTCTTCGGAGCGCAGCAACTGGCCAACACCGTGTGCGAACAACTCGGCGGGAGCAGGCCATCAGGGCAGGAACGGGGGCCACAATCTGCAAACAGAGGCATCTCTGGCACAGCCAATCCGCCTAACGGGTTCTGGTCAGATGCTGACTGGCTCGGATGCCGGGATGGGAAATTCAGGCCAGTTGAACCCAGCACATTCCCGCTGGCTAATGGGGTACCCGCCAGAGTGGGACGATTGCGCGGTTACGGCAATGCCATCGTCCCGCAAGTAGCCGCTGAATTTATAAAGGCATTCATGGGGGCGGTAAATGAGTAGGTTCCAAAGGCGCGAGTACCAAAAGCTCATGACTTCGTTCATGTTGCAGCACCCTCGCTGTAATATTTGGGCAAGCATGGGCGCCGGGAAGACTGGCAGCGTACTGTGGGCGTTGAACAGGCTGTTCCGTAATGGTCAGCTTAACGACGGCGACAGAGTGTTAATTCTGGCCCCTTTACGTGTTGCGTCCGGCACATGGCCCTCAGAACAAACTAAGTGGGGTTTCCCGTGTCTGCGTGTCGTAGATGCGACCGGTTCAGAGAAGCGCCGCATCGCGGCGCTGGAGTCAGATGCTAACGTGGTGTGCACTAACTACGAAGTTATCGAGTGGCTGATTGACTACTACGGCAAAGACGACTGGCCTTTTACGGTTATTGTTGCCGATGAAAGCACGAAACTGAAATCTTTCCGTAGCCGTTCAGGTGGCAGCAAGCGGGCAAAGGCGCTTAGTAAAGTGGCATTCGGTAAGGTTAAGCGTTTCATCAACCTTACCGGTACGCCATCACCAAATGGCCTCAAAGACCTGTGGGGCCAGAACTGGTTTATCGACGCTGGCGAGCGCCTGGGTTCTTCATACACCGCGTTCACCGACCGCTGGTTTAATTCGGTACAGAAGGGTAAGTCCGCTATGGCACGAGAGTATCACGCCCGCCCGGGCGCGGATACTGAGATTCACCAGAAGATGAAGGACATTAGTCTCACGATTGACGCCGCTGAGTGGTTCGGTTGTGAAGCGCCGATTATCGTACCGGTTGAAATCGACCTGCCGAAGAAAGCGCGTCAGGCGTACATAGATATGGAGGAGAAGCTATTTGCAGAACTGGAGAGCGGAGAAGTTGAAGCAGCTAACGCAGCGGCGAAGACGTCGAAGTGTTTGCAGATTGCATCTGGTGCCGTGTATGTGTCGGGGCCGGACGGAGAAGCAACCAAAGACTGGGAGAAAGTGCACGATACGAAACTGGATGCGCTTGAGTCCATTGTCGAGGAGTTACAGGGCGCACCGCTACTGGTCGCCTATCAGTTCAAGCACGAACTGGAACGTATCCTTAAGCGATTCCCTCAAGCCCAGGCGTTTGCAAAAGGTGCTAAGGGCAATAAGCAGATGGAAGCGTGGAACCGCGGTGAAATCGAAATCTTATGCGTACATCCGGCGTCAGCGGGCCACGGCCTCAATTTACAGGACGGTGGGCATCATCTGGCGTTTATTTCACAAGGCTGGAACCTTGAGCACTATTTGCAGGTCGTTGAGCGTATAGGCCCGGTACGCCAGAAACAGGCGGGACACGAGCGCCCGGTATTCCTTTACCACATCGTTGCTAAAGACACGCTGGACGAGGTTGTTGCCGCGCGTACTGACGAGAAGAAATCGGTCCAGGAAGAATTGCTTAATTACATGAAGAGACGAGGTAAGAAATGAAACTTAATGTTGGCGATGAAATATACAGTGTACATTCATTCAATACTTTCACCATCGAGTACATATCAAAAGACGGCAACAGCTTTGTTTTGGTAAGCGCGGACGGTAAATACGAAAAGTCGCGATGCTACACGCTGCCGGATATAAAGCGCAGTTTTAAGAAAAGCGAAGGTAATAAATGAACATCATAGCCCCAATTCCAGCATTGCAAAAACGTATCAAGGAACTCGAGGAAGAGGTTCTACGACTACGGCAGCAGAGAGACGCTGCTAATGCGCAACTGGCGTTTGTACTGGAGAAGTTATCAGAAGAGTAGAGAAAAGGCCCCGTTTGGGGCCTTAGTTTTATGCGCTCAATGCGATAGAACTGAACGCTTTTGTTGATTGGTTAACGCATACCCACGCATAAGCACCAGATGCGGTAGGAGACGCATTAGCCACGAAATCACCTACCCTGGCATCAGTTAGTTTTGCCGCGAATCTTGCGGTAGGACTGACAGTAAACCCTTCAGTTGGTCCTACCTTGCGGAACCCTACATTATTACAATTTGAAGGGTGGACAATGAAGTCCGTGTACGCCGCTGCTGTTGAGTCGTTGCCATCCGCCACTAATGCGGTGAATTCGGTATAGTCGATAAGTGCTGGATATGATTCCCCCAGGGAGTTTGCTCTCCATACATTGTTGGTTACCTTAGGAGCTATTACGCTATACCCTAAATCTCTTGCACGCACCCTAACACCAACAAACATGTTACCGTCTATAACAGGCCTCTGTCCTGCGATAGCTAAATCAGGAAAGTTAGTGGGTGCTTCCATATAGTTACCGCGAACTACAACACCAATGTAAGATTGGTTAGTGATGGCTGGTAATTTGCAGTCAATCATATGATTATTAGTTATACTGAACCCAGTGCGCAATGCGTTTCCGGTATTGTATTCTTGAATGGCAAAACCACCGCCTTGAAAATAGTTTGCGGTAATGTTTACGTTTGAAAGCCCACCTGCCGGATTGCCATCTACCGCCCCAGTCAAAAGAATGTGTGTTGTATCAGCGCGCTCACCGGTACTTATCGATGTATTACCAGAAATTAACACATTGCTTGAACTACCGAGTTCAACAAAAATACCATACTGCCGGCGGCAATAGTTACCCTGAATAGTTACAGATAAAGCGCCCAGAGTTAGCGTAATACACGACTGCTGCGCAATTTGGTTAGTAAAAATGTTATCTTTGGCAATTATATTAAGGGAGCCTGTCGTAGGGGCGAACGCCTCTCCGAATGTGTGCCAGTTACGCCCATTAAATGAAACCTTGTTGCGGCTGAATTCAACCAGATTTATGTTTCTGGAAATAACGCAGTAATTCGTTACATACTTAAACATGTTATCTGTAACATGAATATCTATGTTATGAAGGTTTGCTGCTAAGTTTGTACAATCAGCCCTTACAAATACTTGGCACGCATTAACGTGATGCTTAGTGATTTCTAGATTAGAACAACCTTCGGCTGTGAAGCCCTGCCACCATTCTTGGGGCTTGTACGTAGTGTCCGATGTCGTCGTCGAATAGTCGGCGAAATTGGAGTTGAAGTTGAATCCAGAGAATTCCACTTCGCTACAGTTTTTAAGGCGAAAGACAACACGCTCCGCATAAGTAGGGTGGTCAGTGTTGAACTCAACGTCATTCTCCGCGTAAACCTTAATCCCGCTGATATTCTCCAGAACAACAGAACATTGCACATTAAGATTAAACTTGTCAAAGTGCTGGACAAGGGTAGAGAAGCCCCATTTAATATTTGCACCAGAGTCAAATCTAACAGAACGCTTGACCGTATTAGCATACTTAATAACAGCGGTTACAGCGGCGTCCGCAACGTTCGTCCCTGTGATGTCAACGCCGCCCCAAGAAACGAGCATGTCGCGGCTGTTCTGCATACGGACCCAGCATCCGCTGCCGGATGGGGTGGTTTCCCCTGTGCCAGCTAAGAAGGTCGCGAGAGTGGTGTAGGTCCCGTCCCATGGCACCGTTGGACTAAATACAGTGATGCCGTTGTGTTGTGACTTAGGGAGGGTGGCGTCCCAGTAGAAAATGCCCCCGCCGAAAGTGGTACCGGGGGCATAGCCTTTCACGGTGTACGTGAGTTCTGGGTTTGGCGTTTTAGACATAAGCTCAGCTATGTTTTCAATGATGGATAACTCCGCCCTTAAGTCAGGGTCTGTCTGCGGCGCCCAATCCGCGTTTCCGACTGGGCTAAAACCAGCAGGAACCGTAACTGGCAGTGCGCCCCCGTACGAGTACCATGCTTTACTTACAGGGTCATAGACAACTTTGTCCCGGTCGTTAACGGTTAGCGTGCCGCCAGAGGAGAAATCCCACGATACAGGAGAAAAACCAGCATCACGCAACACGGCGGGTAACGTCTTCTGTGTCTGCCCAGTAACCTGATTTGTCGCGTAATCGATATCAGCACCCGTAGCAACACCGCCGGATTTACCGGTGATAACCTCAGCTTCGAAAATCTGGTGTTTCTTGGCGGTTTGTAAATCCGCCAGGCTTAAAACGTCACCGCATCCGCTTGACATATAGAGTCCTCGTTAATTAAAACCATTGCTGAATCCGTCGGAGAAACCGCTGCCGTATGGCGCGACGCCGTCGTATTTATAGAATCCGTCGTCATAGTTGTAGCCAGTAATCTTGACCGTGCGGTCGTCGCCGGGGTCGATTGAAGAAACAACTATCTTCTGAGCATTATGCCTTGCTTCGTTGCCGAATGAAAACTCAGTTTTTAGCGCACTATTCCCTGTGTAGATGGCTTCCTCCGGCGCAGAGAGCATAATCACCTCGCGGTCATGGCTTCCTTTGATAACAGAGATACTCTGCACCGAACCGTCTCGCTTCTTAAGAATGATGGAGTGGTCATCCCCTGGAGTAAACGTAACCGGCTGCGACAGCGTAAGCGCAAGCCCATTAACGGCGACAACATAACCATCCTGCGGCGCGATGCGGGAGCCTTTAACCACGCTGATTACGCCGCCGGGAGTAGCTAGAGCGCCTTCTTCGGTAGCTTCGAACTCTACGACAACTTTACTTAACGCATTGCGTTGGTAGCGCCGCCACGCCAGCCAATACGCCTGCTGATAGTTACGTACGCCCTTCGATTCGTATTCCTCGGTGTTTGCGCCGAGTTCTTCCGGGATATAAATCGTTTCCTGTACGTTAGTATCCGGGTCGATGTACGAGAACGACAAGCTATCGTAGGTTGTCGAATCATTGAACGTGCGTGTCCATTTCTCCGTACCGGTCGTCTTACTGCGGTGGGTGAACACCATTTCAGGCCCCGCAACCGGACGGTCGAATCGCAGCATAATATCTGCACCTTTGCGGTACGCAGTACAGAATACGGCTTCCGCTATGGTCTGAACTATGTCCTGCATCGTGGTATCGTAGTCGTCGAACGTGTAGCAGAATTGTCCGGCTAATTCACTGCCAAAATAGGACTCAATTTCTTCCTGCACGGCAAGCAACTTATCCATGTTTGCCGTTGTCAGTTCCAGATTGCCCACCGCCGGGTCGCGAGCCAGTCTGATTAGCGACTGCACGGCCTGAGTGTTTGGCGACATTACTGTATCGAATACCCCATTGCCGAGGTATTTGTAGCACATCTCTGTAGCAATCATGCGCAGTTCAGGGTTATCGATACTGGCGGCGCGTGGTGTCTGTTTACGGGTGCAATGTACTGTAGTTCGGTTGCCGTAGTGCGGGGTAGTGTCCAGTGACTGACCGTACAGGTTGATGAACGTTATCTCGTCGCTTACTGTACCGTCGTAGTCCTTGTCGAAATTAGTTATACGGCGCATGCGGGCGCGGAAACGAGACGCGGTCGGCAACTGCCCGTAGATAGACGTACCGACGTAATCCGTACTGTTGCCTGTAATTGTAGCCTGTACCGTGTAAATGTCGCTCAAAGGGTTGCGTTGGGAGTCAATCATCTGGTACTGGAGTTCCACCGTTACACTGGTGCGGTTATAGCCCCCGTCGTATTTGTAGAGGCCGTTCTGCCCGGCAACGTTAGCAAGCACCCGGTCAACCTCTCCGCGCACCATGTAATACCAGTCCGTAAGAGATACGTCATAGGTGTTGCTCGGGGCGATAAACGTGTCAGAACGCTCTGTAAGTGCGTAAGTCTCTCCGTTATTAAGATTGCCCCAGTTACCTATATCCCCGACGTACAACCGAACCTCAAAGTCGTCGACGTATAAAACTTCAAACGAGCCGTTTAGGTTAGTGACGTCCTTAACGTCGAAATTGCTCAACACTGCGACATCACCAACACTAAGAAACTCAGAAAAAGCAGAATCACCCGACGGGTCATATAGGTAGCCGGTGGTCGAAATACGTTTGGCGGTTCCACCGGAGCTTGGGTTGGCCCCGATGTCGTTTGGTGCTTTCAGTACAATACCGTCAACGTCGTCGTTGGAGTATGTCGCATAGAGTTTCTGGTCAATGACGTCGCCGATTTGTAGTTGCGGCGATGTGGTGTTGTTCGGTGACGTATACGGTGCATATATGGCAACAGAGGAACCTGTGATGTCGCTTATCAGGGTGTCGCCCTCTGTGACGCCATCAGCCTCAATATGCAGATGTCCGCGCCCTGCGTCATAGTACGAATATTCCAGCAAAGCACCAGTGGAGTTGAACGCCTTATACGTCTGCATCAGGTCATTAGGGATCGTCTGCACGGTCCCGCAGATGTCATAGGAGCGCTCGTAAGGGCGTGGTTTGTTTGAGCGGTCTGCGAGGCTGTTATTTGGTGATGTTGTCTGGTTGTTAGTCGCCGTATAGTTGGCGTTTGCGGACATGTTCAGACCAAACAACTTAGCGATTGGCTTAAGGATAAAACCAAACACCTTACTAACGGCACCAAGCGCCCCGCTACCAGCACCCTCTATAATGTGGTACACGGCGTCTTCGTCTTTGAGTGCGTCGAAGTCGTCAGTTACGTCGGTATCATCACCAATTTCGCCGAGGTAGACGCGCACCGGCACGCCGTCCGGGATACGGTTAACGACAAACTCCATCGGCATCCCGACGTGTTTTGTACGGTCGAAAGCGCCATCAGCGTTTCGCGTGTAGTGCAGGATTATCGCCAAAATTCAATCTCCGTGTACGTGTCTCTGAGGTCCGCCAGCCTGTCAAGCCGTACCTGACGAGAAGCAAGCTCGCAATGGCTAACCATCCCGTCGAAGTAAACTCCTGCGTGCCACACGATACGACCACCACGGCGATACCCCATAAGCACCGCACAGAAGTTTTCAGGCTTATCTATTTTCGTAAGCCCCTTCGTGTTGCGATGTCCTTCGTCGAACGCTTCATTAATTGCCGTTGGGCTTGTGACGTCGAACGCCGGGGTTTCTAACCCGGCATCCGCCCGCACAATTCGCACATGATGCCAGCAATTGCGCTTGCGAAAGTCGTAAGGTATGCCCGTGTAGTCGTTAATATTCATGTTGTCAACAGGCCGCGTAATAACGGTATCTCTTTAGGTGTCATCAGTATACCAGTGCTTCGTTGGTTCAGCATAGGTGTACCGACATCCGCGGAGAACTCGCCCTTCTCCTGGTTGATGGCCTGTAACTCGTACACGACAGGGCCGTCAGCCGGGTAAGACAGGTCGGTGCTGACATAACGACGGAAGACGAACTTAGGCAACTCAGTATTGCTCATCGGGATTTTATCCATCTCATCATCCAGTTGATTGAGGATATCCGGTAAAGTAAACGTCGTAGTCTGGTCCATATCACTGTTGTTAGCCGCTCCCGACGCCTCCATCGGGGTTGGCTCGAATGTTATTGTTTCGCCTGTCTCCAGTGTTGCCGTAAGTTCCTGTAGCCCGCGCACAAGATAGTACGTCTTTGACAGCAACGGGTGGCTGATTTGCAACGTGATGTAGTCCATCTCGCCGTCGGGGTTTGAGGCCAGCTTACGGCGATAGGCGGCTTCTACAGATTCCTGGCTCATAAATTAACCGTCCACATTAAAATCAATACGAGTGATGTATTTACTACCCCACGCCGAATCCGCTTGAGGGATAGCCGCGTAATCATCTACAGACGGAACGTTTATCACGGAGCCGTCGGAGTAGGTAATGTCAATGCTTGTCGCGCCATTCATGGTTACTTTTGCTGATGCCGTCGTTCGGGTTACCGGTGACGATTCGGTTACTATTGGCGACGTGGCAAAAGGTGATTTTTCTATTTGCATCGCGCACACTAATATCCCACTAACCCCGTCACCGACAAATGAACCAACGGCGGAGTTGTTGTACACCCATGACGCTAAAAGCAGAGAAGATGCGCCGCCCTGGCGTATAGCTACCGTTTCTGTAAATCGATACCAACCATCGCCAAGCTCTGCTATATCGCTGCCGGGGGCGCCCGCGTAAATAACCCCTGTCGATAAGTTAGCAACACAATCCGCGATAAACCCAGCATCATCAGCGGCGCGAAGTCTCGCATAATTATAACCATATGCCTTAGCAACGTAACTGAGAGTGTATACATCACCCTCCGCAAAAGCGGAAGACACCGATTGATATACGAGATGGCTGTCGTTTGTCTGGGTCGGGACTAGTGAGAACGTACCGCCGTTTAGAAATCCGTCAACTGCGTCCGACACTGTTGCTCTAGTTTTAACCCACGATGCGTCAGATAATTTCGACGATTTAATCAGGATATTGCTGGATGTGGATTCTGGCGGCACACGCCCGACCGCAACACCATCAATGAACGTAAGAGGCCATTCATTGGCGGCGGACTGCACAAGATTGCCATTTCGGTTGATGTAGTAAACCTGTGGCCCATCGTAAACAATGCGGCTATCAAGAGTCGACGCCAGAAGGTTAATCGGTGGATACCCGGCAGGCCCTTCATTGCTCCAGATGCGCGGGAACGTAGTTTCGTAGTTCGCGTATATTTTCAGGAAACTACCCAGACAATCCCCGTAACAACCGTACAAATCTGGCAGATTGTTAATCAGGCACTGGTTCTCAAGGTCCTGGAACGGCGATTTCTCGGCGGTTGCCGTGAAGGTAATCGTCCAGTTAATGCCGTCTTCGGTGGATTCCGCGATGGTTGACGTGATGGTTACCTGGTAGTCCTCAATACCCATGCCGAAGTCGTGCGCCATCCAGAAACTTGACGCACCGCCGTCTACTTTTTCGAGGAACGACAGAAACGCCTGTCGCCCCATTGCGGATGTAATGAGGGTTACGCTAACAGGGAACACGTCGTAATATGTGTCACGGCCCTGACGCACCCCGCCACCGGCTAAATCTACACTCCAGACGTTGTTACGTCTGGTCATTGAGTAGCCTTTTGATACCACCGGCTTAAGGCTACGTGGAAAGTATAAGTCGCTCATTATTTAAACCCCGGTAGATTGGATACCATCGCAATAACTTTAAGCCAATGCTACCATGGAGGGGGCGTAACATCACGACGTTTATGTTGACCCGGGCCCCATGGTTGAATAGTATACTAGTTAATACTCTTTATTGAGGTTGATTATGTGCCGGAAAATACTATGGCCTGAGCGCCGCGAGAGGATATTAGCTGATTTAGCCAACCACGGCGGTAAATACGAGTTGTTGGACGATGGTGCGGGGTATACAGGTGCGTTTAGTAAGATAACCCTATTTTGCCGCGAACATGGGGCTTTCTCGGCAACGGCCGCTAGTATTAAAAAAGGTATTGGGTGCCCTAGGTGTGGAAAAGAATCTTCATCAAGCAAACAGCGAAAACCTGAGAGCAATGTAGTAGAGGAACTAGCTAAGGTAGCCCCGCAATACAGTTTTGTAGGATTTCCTAACGGCTATCGAAACGCCTATTCTAAGGTACGTAGGCTCTGTCCCGAACACGGGGAGTTCGACACTTTGATAGCTAACGCAATTAGTAAGGAACATGGGTGTCCTAGTTGCGCGGGAAGACCTTCATACTCAGAGGAGGAACGCATCTCGCAGATTTACGCCGTGAGTGATAAGTGGAAGTTCTTGCGCTTCGAAGGAGGGTATAAGAATCAGTATAGCAAAGCGGTGCGGCTTTGCGATATCCATGGTGAGTTTAGCCAGCGAATAGCAGATATCATTCATCAGAATCAAGGATGTCCTGGATGTGCCTCTAGCGGGTACGACCCTAATAAAACTGGGTTCCTCTATGCGTTACTTAGTGAATGCGGCCGATTCGTGAAGATAGGGTTATCAAACAGGCCTAAACAGCGGATACGTCACCTGCGTAACGCTACCCCCTTTGGTTTCGAAGTGCTTGGCATTCATCGCGACGATAACGGCGCAAAAATACGAATGCTAGAAGTGTATTTCCATAACACTTACAAAATAGCGTCGAATGAGTGGGGCTATGGCAGCTTCGACGGATCCACGGAGTGGATGCTAACCTCAGACCCTAAGATAATTCCAGAGATTTTGGCCCTTTGTAGGGACGGAGTGAAGCCTAAAGTTCCGCATAAATAAGGCCCTTTCGGGCCTTATTTTTTTTGTTACTACTTAAAGCCCGGTGCGTTTCTTGTAGCCTTCCTCGCTTTCGATATTTTGCTGTTGCTATTCTGCAAAGAGGCGGCTACCTGTTCTTCGATGATGATACGTAGGCGGCCTTCTTCGTCCTGTTCAACGCTGGTGTTGCCAATTTGTGCACTGGTGTTATTTATAATGCTGATATTGGCTGGTCCGGTACTGCCGCCGTTTTGCCCCATAATTTCTTTCATCTGCTGCGCGGTGCGCACACGCGATGCACCCGCAGGCATGATAACTTCTGGTTTTCCGCGCTCGGCGATGGTGGAAGCCTGTCCCGCTGATAACTGACCGCCCTGTTCACGTGCTGACCTGATAGCGGAAACCTGAGCCATACCCGCCCCAACGGCAGCGGCAGCAGCTACTGGTGCAAGGAATGGTCCAACAACCGGGATAGCCGCCGTTGACTTATACGCTTCAATGGCGGCGGTGTACGTGGCTATAGTGGCCTGTACGATAGCGAATGCCTTGTACGCACCAGAAGCCTCGCCCAACGCAGACCCGATGTTTGAAGCCATGTTACCAAAGGCAGTTGCCGTTGCGCCGGCACGCTTTGTGGCGTACTGCTCGTTGATGGCGTTAAGCGCAGCCTGATACTGCTTCTCGCTAATCAGACCCTGCTCACGGTACTTATCAGCTACCGCCAGTTTCTGCTGTTCCTGAATATCCAGAAGCTCAAGCTCGGTGGCGTTCTGGCCCATAATCTGAGCCATGAAATCATCACCTTTCTGTTGCTTCTCCTGGGCCTCCTTCCTTTTCTTATCCAGTTCTTCCTGGCGGGCCTGTTCGGCAGAGAGCATAATCTGCGTCTTGGCGTTTTCGTATTGCTGGTCGCTAAGAAGCTTATTGCTATAGAAATCCTGCAACTTAGATAGTTGCTCTTCCTGGTTAGCTTCTATTTTCTGAAATACGTCATCATTAAGATGGATTGACTGATAGTAGAAGTCTTCCGCCGCTTTCTTCTGGCGCTCGAACGCGTCCGCAGCTTTCTTGGCGGCTTTTGCACCAGCATTATCATCTTCGGACCCGCCACCAGTACCAGTTACCTTAAATTTACTAAGCCCTTCTTCCTTAGCGGCTTCTTTGTCGATGTCATATGCCGCGCGTTTAAGCGCGACGATATTTTGCTGAGCCTCCACCTGTTCGCGGAAACTTTTACGGGTCAGGTCCGCAACATCGCGCTGAGTATCCAGTGCCATCCCTAGCTGGAAGTTAATGTTTTTTGCTACGTCTACAGATTCCCCTGGTGTGAAGGCTGCTTTCACCAACCGGCCAGCGTCCTGCGCCCCTTTAACCATATCTTCAAAGAAGCGCTCCATCGCGGTAAATTCTTCCGCGATGAAATCGAGCGCATCGGCTGCTGATTCCGCGATGGTTGTCGCCGTTTGTTCGCCGCTGTCGGTGATACTTTTACTGCTAAAATCCCAAAGTTCATTCAGTCCATTTATCGCGTCACCTACAAAACCAAATGCCGCGTCGAACGACATCTCTATCGCGCTTCCTACTTCCGACGCGATGTCACCCCACATACGCATCTCTGCGGCAAGTTCACCGGATGCAACCTGTGCGTTAAGTTCCTGGATTAAATCATCGATGTATCGGATAGGTTCGGCGAGCGCACCAACATAAAGACTGGTAGCCAGTGTCATTTTTAACTGCGACCATGAGTCGCTGGCACTGGCTATGGCCCCGTTAAGTGTGTTAGCCTGGTCCGCCATAGCCCCAGCGAAGTTTACGTTACCAATGTTGAGCAGGTATTGCTCGATATCGGCAGCGCTCTTCTTAACCACCGTAGTAGTGCCCTGGAATGTAAATTCAACATCGTCTTTGTTCTGCTTAGCCTTGATGCCGAATTCTTTAAGGCGCTCAAATTCAAACGTACTGGCGTCCGCAACGGCCTCAATCATCTGATTTAGGTCTTTACCCATAGCAGCGGCAGTGTTGCCATAGGAGCGCAACGCTTCTTCTGATGGTGTAAGACCAAGCGCCACAAGTTTACGGAATCCCTCTACTGCCTGTTCAAGACCATACGGAGTGTCGCGCGCGAAGTCTTGCAGGATGCTTAATGCCTGTCTTGCCCCCTGCGTGCTTCCGGTTAGTGTTTTCAGGCTGGCGGACATCTTATCCAGTTGCCGTTGGGAGTCTACCAGTTCCTGTGCGGCCTTGTACGCGGTAGCAGCGACGATGGAAGCGAGGCCCGCTACCGCGGCCCCGGCTACCTTTGCGGACTTGGAAAGGTTATCAAGACGGTCTGAGGTAGCTTTCGCGCCTTGCTCTGATACTTTTACAACTAAACTAGCTACATCAGCCATCGTTTCTGCCCTCGAAAATAGCGTCTAAGCTCATGATGATGTCAGATTCAAACATGTCTATATTCTGGCCCGAAACGGTGCTGTATGCCACTAAATCCGACCATCTTAACTGTTCGCGCGGGTACATCTTGATGCCGTCGTCATCCACTCGGCGGGTAAATTTGATTTCCCGGTACTTCTCGAAGGTGGTTAATAGCTCAGGGGGGCATTCTGGCCCGGTATCCTGCGTTGCTTCCGGCGCGTCTTGCATAACCCCCATAGCAATTAGCGCGGCTTTATGTCCGTCGGCAATGCTGTCAAACTCCCGCCGTTTGTGGCGGGTTATGAAGTTCCAACGGGCAAACTGGAGCAACGCGTCTACTTTTCCTGCAATTGGTGAAGCTGTTCGTTGTGGAAAACAACAACGTGTTCAGCGAGGCGTTTATATTGTGAGAAAAGAGTGTTCAGGTTCTCTTTATTAAATTCATCGTCGAGACTCCAACCGTTAACCAGTTCAAGTGCTAACTGGCGGTTAAGGTCCGTCGCGGCGTCTTCCATCTTAATATTGTATTCCGAGAAATCTTTCAGTTCCTCGCATTTATCACGAAGCGGTTTCAATTTACCTAATGCCGCGCGGTACGCAAGTGTAAACGCCCTCATAGCTTTAACAGCAACGTCTGCCTCCGGTGAAACAACGTTCAGCCACTCCCCTGAATCGGTGCCGTCTTTCAGTGGTATTGGCATACGGGCGCCTTTTTCTGCCTCAGCTTCGTAATAAAAATCAGAAAGTTTCATTCTTTAATCCTTTGGTTAAGAGGTTACTGGTTAAGGTTAATGCGCCAGACGGGAACCACCCGCTTTTCGTGTGCGACACTAGGCGCAAAATAATTCTAACACATTACTTGCACACCCCAACATAATAGGATACTATTCACTTACACCAACAATGTTAACTCAAACAGGAGCTACCCCATGACAGGTATTACTATGTTCTTCTTAATCATTATCGTTTTAGTTTATTTTATCCCATTTCTCGTGGCGCATATGCGCAACCATAAAGCTAAATTAGCGATATTCATGGCTAATCTGTTTCTCGGTTGGGTTCTGCTGCCGTGGGTATTTATTTTAATCTGGGCGTGCAACTCGAATGTCAAAGAGAAGTGAGCTAGTATAGGACAAATCCTAAACACGAGGAAGTAAAGCATGGCTCATAAGAAAATAACCGACGAACAGTTACGGGAAGAATTGAACGCCGGGATGAAGAATGTAGACATCGCCCGTAAATACGGCATCTCAGACCGCGTTATTCGCATCCGTAAAGCGAAGCTGGCAAAGAAAGGCATAGGACACGGGCGCGACGTTAGCCACCTTGTGCCGGATGGCTACAAGATTAAAGGCACATCGTCACTTGTGGACGAGTTCGGCAACACTAAGTTGCAATGGGTTAAGACTGACACCGATGCTGAACGTCAGGTCGAGTTGATGAAAGCTGTAATTGAAGGCATGAAGTCAGAGATTACCCCCGTTGCACCTGTTAAAGCTGTTCGCACCAAACGCGACGATAAATTACTCAATCTTTACACTGTGTCTGATTTCCATCTCGGTATGCTTGCATGGGCCGACGAGAGCGGAGACGACTGGGACATGAAGATTGCAGAGGACCTGTTCTCTCGATGGTTCGACGCGGCGTTTCAGAAAGCACCAGATGCAGGAACAGGAGTTATTAACCTGCTTGGAGACTTCGCGCACTTCGATAGTCTTGATGCCGTTACCCCCGAGTCGCGTCATGTGTTAGACGCCGATACTCGCTATCAGAAACTAGTTCGCTACATGATTCGTATGGTGCGCCGTGTCGTTGATATGGCTCTCGTTAAGCATCACACAGTCAAACTTTTAATCGTTCAAGGTAACCACGACCCCGTCGGCTCCGTATGGCTGGCTGAAATGTTCACGGTTTTATACTCAAACGACAGCCGAGTGATTGTCGATACGTCGCCGGATGTTTACAAGATGGTGCAACACGGAAAAACGACGTTGTTCTTTCACCACGGGCATAAAGCACGATTCGACGCTATCGAGCCGGTTATGATTGCCAAGTTCCGCAAAGCGTTCGGCGAGAGTGTTTACAGCTACGCCCACGTAGGCCACCTGCACCACCAGAAGATTGTGGAAAGCCGTAACATGATTGTTGAGCAGCACCGCACCCTGGCGGCTAAAGACGCCTACGCCTCTCGCGGCGGATGGATGTCAGGCCGTAGTGCAAACGTAATTACTTATAGCGCCGAATATGGCGAGGTCGCACGTTTAACTATTTCACCGGAGATGCTGGGATGACTTCAAAATACAACCGCACAATGACAAACACCCACGGCAGCACTATGACAGTAGACGTTTATGATGTGCTACGTGCCTTCGATATCCGCGACCCGGCGTTACAACACGCATTGAAGAAGCTATTGTGTATGGGCCTTCGCGGGCACAAGGACACCGGAACAGACTTAGCGGAAGCAATTGAAAGTCTGGAGAAGTTACGGGAGTACCGAAGTAATATTGATGAGTAAGAAAAAGGCCCCGAAAGGGGCCTTAGTTTTATGCGTAGGTGATACGTTGAATTACGATAGACGACTGGTACTGATTGCCGGTAGCCTGGCCTTCAATGGACTGAGTGATTGACTCAGGCCCACCAATCTCAGGTGTAACCGCCGTAAGCTCTGCACGTTTCAAACTGAAAGACATAGCCCCGTTTACCCCCGCCAGAATAGAGTTAATCTCTACCTGCTGCTCGTTGATAAACTTCTGAATCATCGCCATGTCATACAGCTTGCCGGAGATGGAGAATGTGTTAGCTGCGCGGCCGCGTTCCACGAACGCGACGCTACTGTTGCCAAGTTCAAACTGCGCGGAAGCACCGTTGTCGTTGGTGATGGTCAGAGTATCGCAACGCAACGGCGTAGAACCGTCGAACACAGACACATCTACGGATGAGAACGGCTCGTCAGTGAATGTGACCTGAGAGAAGTCGGAACCTGCCGGCGGCCTGGAAAGAATCTCCTGACTCAGGCCGATGAACGGGAAGCTGCCTGTCACCATCGCGTTTACGGCCTGTTCAATGGTGAAACCGGAGATTTCCACACCTTTGGTCAGCATGTATGCGTCAGGGTTGCCGCACTGGCCTTTGAACCACGTCAGGATGGAGAACGTCTTACATGCGTTACCGGTTTCCAGTTTGTCGCCAGTTTTTGCGTCAGTGGTTACTGTCTCTGCTGTCAGCGTGTGCTGAATGCCCGCGCCTGTTACTACAAGAGCAGAAACCGCGGTCACGATAAACGGTTTTGCGTTGTCGCCGGTTAAGTCGGTGAACGCGATCAGGTCACCAACTTCTACACCGTCAGTAATGAAGCTACCGGCAGCGCGGGTGAATGTTTTACCCGCGGGGGCGACCGTAATTTCGGCGCCCGTAATCTCTACCCCAGCTTGCCACGTAGAAGTCATCGCCCCCGCAAGGAAGTCATCCTGGCTACGTGAGCTAAGTTCGATGGCATACTCCCCGCTAACCTGCTTGTTACCGGTGCGAATGGATGTAGTTTCACGGCTGCCGTCGAGTTCGTTGGAAGTCAGCGCATCGCGGGTTACAGCCGGAACACCGCCCGTGTTACGCAACGGCGACCAGACCGGGTTAGTAGGTGTTACGCCCGGGGTAGTTTCCGCCACATAGAATTGCGCGGTATTCGCGCCCTTAAAAGGAGTTGTAGCCATATTCACAGCCTCTTGGTGAATGCAATAAAGTTAATTGACAATGGTCTTTTGGCCCATCCGTTTTCTACAATCAGCGGCCCCAGGCTAACCGATTGAACCTCGGCGCAGATGTCGTTACGTGAAAATGACTTACCTGCTTTAAACGCTGTGTTAAGTAAGTCTGCCATTTTATTGATTGGCGCGCTACCTTTCACCGATGCGTAGTTAATGTCGACCTGATAAACACCTGAGCGTTGTTCTGTGAAGAACAAATCCGCCTGTTCTGTATCCGCAAGTAACATGTAACTTGCCAGATACGGCGTATCAGTTGACGTCGGCGCGTCGATGTTTTCAAGCGCAACCTTGATGCCGTTGGCGGTTCCGAAGGCTACCAGCGGCACGTCGAACGCTTTTGTTAAGTCCTCAAAGTAGCCCATCATTTCACCTTGTTGGCTTCTTCGTTAATTAGTTGCTGGAAGCGAGACACGTTAGTCCTGACCATCCCGGCGGGAGCCTGTTGTGACCAGCCATACTCCAGCCGTTGTGCATACGGCAGGTTATTTGTCAGCGTGAACTCGCGCCAGTCGGCGGCTTTCAGTATGAAACTCGTAGCGTTTCCGGTTGCCGTGTTTCCTGATTTATCCGTAGCATCTGTAACCCCGGAAGCAGGAGTACCGCCAGATGCCATCCAGTTCATACGAAAGCGGCCTGTATCTACCGGACTCGCCTTTATGATAGCGGAAAACAGCTTAATAGACACCTGACGCATCACCTTCTCAGGATTCTTCTTCGCCTTTTCCACGAACTTAGAGACATCAAGCGCGAAACTCATTTTCTCACCTGAATAAAATACGCCACGACATCATCGTTAACCATCTTCTTCTCGATACCTACGACAGACCATTGCTCGCCGCCGAATTGTACCTTGTCTTCCATCTTCGGAACGACGCTGCAATCGGCTTTAACAATCATGTCGCCCGCCTGAATCGTCGTACCGTTTACCAGGCTTGCGTTTACCGGAACCGGAACAGCTTTCAACGGCAGCACTTCATCCGCGGACCGGACATACTCACCGAGAACTTCATCCCACACTTTCGAGCCAGCGCGAACAAGAGATACCGTGCTACCGAATTTGGTTAGCAGGCGTGTACCGACGCCTTGCATACGTTTACTGAAAGCGGTGCTCATTTTAGCACCTCTTGCAGCGTCAAAAGAACACCGTAACTGTGCAAGACTACCGCGGTAAGAAAACCAAAAACTACACCACATGTGAACTTATTCATCAGGCGGCCTCCAGTCTCGAAATAACCAGTAATGCGGATGGTGCTGTACCCCATGCGGTTACGGTAGCAACTTGCGGATATACGCCGCCGAAGTTGGTCCCGGCACTATCCCGCATAATCTGAACGGCAAACGTCTGGCCTGCGGTTGTGTTAATAACGACGCGAGATTCAATCGGGATTGTAGTATCAGCACTTACCAGTTTAGTAGCTGCTGGCGAGCCGTACTGTGCGCCGTTAAGAAGAATGCGCGATAACAGGACGGACGTCCCGCTCGCTCCAGTGCGCCCCGCCTGTAACTTGATGCGAACGGCGTAGTTGCCCGCAGTGTTGAACGTAACCAGACCCGCTGCATTAATCATTACCGGGTCAGATGCGCTACCCTGCGCGGGACCGAAAGTTAACTGCAATGCCGTATCTACCGCGGTAGGCGCTTGTGTTACGGTATACGCGGCACGGAGAACTTCAACCTCTTTAACGCCAGGAGTGGCGTAAATAGGTGAGTCAGCCATCTGCGTAAGAACACCGCGCAGCTTGGCCGGAGTGATAAGCCCCGTCGTGTTGTCGGGTAACTCCTGCCCTATAAGGGTGAATATCTCAGATTTAGTCTTCGCCATTTTTAACCCCGGTACACATTAAACGAGAAGCCATTGTTAAGACCACCGCACAGTAACGGGCGTAAGGCGTCGTCCGCAGCGGTAATCGCGGTCGTAGCACCACTGCTGCCGTTGTTGAAGTAGGTCACTGTTACCGCACCCTCTACACGCTCAGTCTGCACGGAACGTCCATCGGAGTTAGCCCGAACATCAGTGCCTGCGCCATATGTAACCGCGGCGATTACTTGCGCACGGATTAACTGCGACGGAATAACATTATCAGCTACGGTGAAGCCGTTTAGTGTTGTTCCTGTACGCGGGTACGCCAGCGACTGTTCAGCGGATACACGTCTACCGCACATCTGCGGTTCTGCAAGCCCGACATAAGTAGCGCCGTTGCGCAGGGCTACTTCCGCAGCGGTATCGTCTTCTGGCAGCTCAAGGCCATAATTAGCCGCTAGCGCGCGGGCGTCAGCCAGACTAATGTAACTGTCGGCATTCGGGACGATTGCCCCAGTTTCCACGATTAGCGGCATAAATTATTCCTCTGACTTACGGCGACGACGCTTAGTACCACCGCCGTTGTTGCGCGCTTCTTCGTTGTCCGGTTGCGTTGCAACCAGTTCATCCGCTTCTACCACACCGCGAACAGGCATCACCTGGCCATCAACAACGTCAACGTGTGTGTACTTTTCGCGGATTACATAATTATCTGCCATGACCTTTCCTTATTACGGCCCCGAAGGGCCGTTGTATTAAGACACAGTTGCGACAGTGCTGCTGGAGATAATATTACCATACACATCGTGAACAACCACTTTATACGTACCTGAATCGGCGGTAGTGGTGGACGCCTTCGCATAGGAAGCCGCGTTTGCCCCGGCGATAGCGTTGTTGTTCTTGTACCACTGGTAGGAATACGGCTCCAGACCACCAGTAACAACTACGGTCAGTGTCATAGTCTACCCGGCTGTAACTGCTGTGGTGGCGCTCGGTGCGATAGAAAAAGACGCTGGAGAGATGTTTGCCATGTCGATTTCAACCTGACCGTCAGAGTCTTCATCAGAAACACCGGTAATACGACGTTTAATTACATCAACCATTTTTAATCTCCTTTAGCTTACAGTTCCTGCGTTTTTAAGCGCGGTTAACAGGTTCGCTACGGTAGTGCGCAGCGCGGTAACATCGGTTAGGAGTTTGTTGTACTCCGCTACAAGCGCGTCGAACTCGGCTTTAGTCGGTTCAGCAGCGGACTGCTCCCTTGCGGCTGCGGTAACGGCCGCAGGTGCATCCACAGTAGCTGACTTTTTAACCCCACCAACTACGCTGGTAGTAGCAGGTGCGACAGGGATATCAAAGTCGCCGAAATCGACATTCTGAAGGCTGCGCGGCAAGCCTTTTCCGGTCTTGGCCATAATTTACCTCTTAGTAAATGAAAAGAGGGACCGAAGTCCCTCTCGATTATATCTTAACCTTAAGCACCGACACCAGTTACCAGGAAGGCAATCGGTACATGCTTACGGTCAACCACACGGTTCCAGTTGGAAGCGTTCGCCAGGTCCTGCCAGGAAGCAGAACGTGCGACGGTTTCGGTGCCGTTACCGGTGATTACTGCGCTGGTAAAGCTGTAGCCCAGTGGGTGCAGCAACCAGGTCTTACGGGTCCACAGGGTTTCTACCCCACCGCCGTTGCCGCGAGACGCTTCGCGCTCGTATTCCAACGGGTTGGACGGAGAACCTTCACCGTAACCGATAGCGCCGTTACCGAAGATAATGGAGATGAACTTACGGCTAGAGCCGGTGCCGACTACGGTCATGCTGTCGTCAACAATCACGCGGTAACCCTGGTAGGTGGCGAACAGTGTGTCGTTGTCGGCGTCTTTGATGAAGTCAATAAGCTGCTGCTTACGGGCCTGCGCATAAACGAAGCTGTGCATCGCGATAGCACCCAGCACTTCACCGCCGTTGCCCATCAGCGCATCGCCCATAGTCTGGGTAGCGTCGATGAACGCACCTGCATCGAAGCCCAGAGTAGAGGACACGTCGATTACCATGTCGTTCTGCTCGTGGTACGCGTCGGTAGCGGCTACGTTGTCGTTGTACAAACCGAGCGCGGTAGCAATAAGACGGCGTTGCGCCTGGCGCTGCCAGAAGTTGTCCAGACGCGACGCTACGGATTGCAGCGGGTTCTGGCTGGTCAGTTCAACAGTCAGGTCAGCCTGCCCAAAGCCTTCGTTCAGGTATGCAACGCGCGCCATCATCTCGCCGGTCTGCACGTTACGCGGGGTGGCGATGTCCTGGTATACGTCGTTCGAGTAGTTAGGCTCGATAGAAGTATCAATCGCTTTCCAGAAAGGAATATTAGCGACGTTGGACGGGCCGCGGGCAATCTCGGCAGCGTATGGAGTCGGGGTCAGAATACCAGACTGGAAGAACGCAGTTTTCTCTACCGGGTCCTCGGTCATGTAAGACAGAAGGACGGGTACGTTGCCAGTTACGATGTCACCGATAGTGGTAATTGCCATTATTATTTCCTCAGGGCTTTAAGTTGCCGTTCAAATTCGGCAGGGTTCGATTTGTACAGAGCTAAACGCTCCGCTTCACTCATGTCTTTAAACGCTTGTGCGGCCCCGCCGCCTTTGCTACCGGAAGCCCCGCCGCCGGAAGCTGCATTCGCTTTAATCAAATGCGAAAACGCTTTGTGTTCACGCAGATATTTACGGAACTGTTCCGGGTCAGTCGTGATTACGTTACCATCTGCGCCGACAAACTTAGTAACCACGTCATCGCCTTCGAACTCAGTCTTAACGAACGGTGCAAGAATGTCCACTGCTTCCGGGGTAATAAAGTCACCCGCGAAAGAGCCTAGCACCGCTTTACGTTCGCTACCGAGGATGCGCTCTGCCATTTTGGAGATGCGACCATCTTTCTCGGCTAACACCGGGTCATACTGGCTACGAATCGTCTTTTCGAACTCGTCCATCTTACCAGCGGCTTTTAACGCCTCCTGGTGTGCGCGCTGACGTTCTTCTTCGGCCTCTTTTGCTTTACGGGCGGCTTCTTTCTTCTCCGCCAGCAACGCTTCCTGATTGGCCTTAAGCCCGGCGACTTCTTTCTCAATCAGCGCCTGAACTTCTTCAGCGGTGAACATTTTCGGCGCGTCTCCACCACCGGCTTTATCTTCTGCCCCAGCTTCTTCCTGGAACGGATAACGTAAAAAACGATTCATAGTCAGTATGTCCCCTGGACGTTGGAACCCGGGCCGCCCGGATTTACATGTCAAGAATAAATTATTCCAACATGCAAGGCAACTATTCCAGAATATTCCTCACGTAATCCTGCAACATGAACACTTTCAGCCTCAGTTGCCGTACACATTCGGCGTTCTGGACGTCGATAGCCAAATCCTCGTCGGCATCGCTACTTGGCGCGGCCAGTTTGCACGGCGGCTGCATCATTGTCGTATCCGGGGATGGAATTGGCGTTGGTGACGGCGCGGGACTTGAGTTGCACGCGCTCAGTGTCAAAAGTGCACACGCTGCGACCAGGCGTTTTAATGTACTTAACGACTTCACGGGTAATCACCTCTGATTTCGTCTTGCCTTCGTTGTCAGCGGCTGCGGCCTTTGATTCGTCCTGCTGCTGCCGTTGTGTTTTCTTCACTAACTCAGCCTGTGCTTTCTGCTGTTGCTGCGAAATGAGATTCGCCCGGCCTTCGTTCCAGCCGCTGTGGTACTGGTAGATGCCATGTGCGTAAGCCAGGACGATGAAACATGCCCCCGCTACGACAGTTGCTTTAAGATTCATGTTTCCCCTTTCTTGATAAGTAAAGCCCCGCCTTAAAGCGGGGCGCTAGTCCTTATCATTTAAACATAGAAACGGCGTAATCTCAGTAAACCAGTTACTTTTTACACAAGCAATAGAATATGGCCCTTCCGAACGCGTCAGCGTAACTACACTCAGGACTTACGTCCCGCTCCGTTACCTGCCCGCGCCGCGGTCGCTTGTTCATACTTCACAAGCTCAGGTGGAGCTTATCATATTTTTAGTGAAAAGTCAACTATTCGAATAGTTTATTCCAACATTTACAATTGAGCGGAATAACTGGAATAATAACAGACATTAAAAAAGCCCCTTTCGGGGCCTCTTATCATTCTGGCTTAGTGACCTTCGCCGCTTTACTCACAGCCTCCACTCCACCGGCATCGGTGACTTTAACGAAGTATTCACCTACCGCATTAACCATCAGAGACAAAGCCTCTTCGGGTGCGTTTACTACTTCCTTCCCGTCTTTGTACCAGGTCAGCGCGTATGGTGCTTTACCGGCCTTAACTTCGACGGTGATAGTTGCACTGCCATCCGCCAGTTCGGTGTCTTTCGGTTGCACAGAGAAATACACGTCTCCCGCGTCCGCCAGATACGGAATTTCATAAAGCATGCCCGCCGCAGGTAGTGCAATACCGGTTTTATCAGCAAACGGCATATCATCTACCGGTATACCGAGTACACTTTCATCTTCAATAAATACCACGTTCTCACCGGAGCCAGACACGCGGGCGTACTGGACTACGCGGCGTGACGGTACATCAGTTACTTTGAAAAAGCCCATCATTATTCCCCTTTCAGATAATCAGCAACACGTTTATCGAGTTCCGCCATCTGCTTAAGCGTAAGCGGATTCCCGAAACCATCTACAGATATTACGCGAAACTCTTCCGGCGATATACCGCTGTTACGGAAAATCTTACCGCGAACAGGACCAAGCGCTTCATCCTGAAACCACGCCGGTTGTTGTTTCAGGAACTCGTAATAGGTGGTGTCCGCGCTTACCTGAGTACCGCCATCTGCGCCCTTAGCCGCGCGTTTTGCGCCTTTATCCAGGAAGTCGAACTCTGAACTGATTACCGGAGCCGTGCACGACCGGCAATTCGGATGGGCGGGGGGCATTGGCCCTTTACCAATTTCCCACGTCATTCCGTCTCTGGCTCTGCAAATCGTGCTGGTACGGCTGTCCAGCGTCGACACCCACTCGTACTTCTCGATGATGTCGTCGTTCTGGCGGTACGTCTCGTTACGCGCTTCGTTGGATACGTGAGACAGCGCGGTGCGAATTACGGTAGCCGAGTTACGCTCAGAGATGTCCGTCAGCCCACCAGCGCCTACGACATTCTTAACAATCTGCCGTGTTGTCTGGCCTTGTACAAAGCCCATCTTAACGCCGGTTACGAGACGTGCTACTTCGGTTTCACCCCATCCCGACATCAGCTTAGTGAAATCAACAGGCTTGTCGCTTAATGATAAGGGTTGAAACTCGGCAGCGGACCACACCTGTTCGGCAGTAGGTGTGACAAATTCCGCGTTTACGTTGGCGGTCAGTGTCTTTACGTTCCACTCCGCCTCATACGCCGCCAGTTCCTTAAGGTCTTCTGTCAGCTTTGTTTGCCAGTCACCCGTAATACCCGCCAGTGCGTCTTCGAGGTCGCGTAACAATTTATTCAGTCGCGCGGTGCTTCGCCCGTCGTCACCAAATAACAGCACCTGCCGTTTGATTTCGTCACGCATTTCCTTGATGAACGGTGCGAGGTCTTTCACTTCACCGGATGCGGCGCGTTGCAGCCATATCTGATGGCTGATTAGAGATGTAAGTAAGCTCATAGATAAACCCTGTGGCGCTAAAGTTAATAGCATACTATAAGAAAGCCCCTTTCGGGGCTATAGATGAACTTACTGCTGAATGGCGTCTTGTTGCTGCGCGGACTGCGGAATTTCTCCTGCTACCTGAGCAACCGCACCCAACGGCAGCGGTGCGTCCTCAATAGCGTTCTGAATATCCTCGTCTGTCCAGTCGGTTACACCGGCCTTACGCAACGCGGCGTAGTAAGCGGTCGCCGGTAACAGGCCTGCGTTAATATCCGCCATCCACTGTGCGCGGTCCTGCGCTGTCATCGGCTGCAGGAAGAATTCCATGTTAAGTTTGAACTCAATCTCTGTGCCTTCACGTAGCCCAAGCATCGCAGCTACCCAGCGCAACGCATCGGTATACGCCATGCTTACGTTCCGTGCAATCGTCGCCATAACAGACGTATCAGCGCCACGTTGCAGGCGGGCGGATTCGGCGGTGATTTGCTGCGTCGGGGTGATAAGCTGCGCGCCAATCTGAATGGCCTGATTCTCTTTATCCAGCATATTCTGTTTGGCGAGGTTGTTCTCTCCTGCCTGAACAAGAAATGCATTGCCACCGTAACCAATGTTATGACCTGAACGTGACCCCATGTGCACGCCGTGAGGGTTGGCTTCCTTCCACTGCTCCATGCTCATGTTCTCACCAGGTGCAATGAACAGAGTAGGCTGCCCTACAACGAAGCTGGATTCCTCATTGTCCGCGCTGTTACGGAAATGCCCGATATTAAGCTCGGCTAACGGCAGCAAAGGCGCGTCATCTATGGTCGCGTCGTTGTTGCTTGCCCCGATGAACGTGAACGGGATTTTGCCGCGTAACTGTTCACCGAGTTCCGGGAAGATTTCGATTACGTCACCCTGAGCGCCACCTTCGGAATCGAAGCGGTAAATGCGCTGGCGGTAGCGCCCGTCAATCAAATCGAGAACACGGTACTGCTCACCGAACTTTGTTTCGAACTCTGCTCCCGGTTCAGAGTATTCCCATACCTCACGCAGCACGACCATCGTTACGCGGTTCACTGAACCGACGCGAGTCAGTCGCCAGTTGATGATGTTCTCTGCGGTATAGAATGCGATGACCGGATTTAATAATCCAGCGTTCTGTTCGGCTGCCGTCGCCGCGGCTGTCTCTGGGGCGTCCACCAGCAACCCGCCACGCCCCACCGAGTCAATCTCCATCAGCGTATCCTGCGCGTGCTGCCACAGACCGACACCGGAACCGTCGGCGTTACGTAACAGATACTCAAGCTCAGGCGGGATAATCTGTTCAGGGTCTTTGCGCATGACACTGCCGACCATCCCCGCCAGGGTACGTTTAGTGAAGTTGTAACAGATAGCGCCGTTCTCGTATTCTTCCTGGCGCTGTGCCGCATAGGTCAGGTCAGGCTCGTTCTTCCCGACATTGCGCAGGTAACGGATGAGGTCGCCTTCCAGCGCGTGGCGCACCTTCTGCCATTTATTGAAGTGATGCAGCCATTCCCGGTGTTTTGTCTTAACACCCTGATTCTGACCGTTCATAGTTAACATTGAATAATCCTCTTAAAGTGCGAAAGTCACCGGGATGTTGATTACTGGTTTAACCACCGGCATCTCATAAACTACAGGATAGCCGAGAGCATCCGCCATATGGTCAATGACGCCGTCTTTAGCAGGCTCTCCGTTATCATCATATGCCTGCTGCTCCAGCGTCTTCGCTATCTCAGGGCATAAGTGGTCGTTAACCCACAGCTTACCTTTTTCCAGCGCGGTATTCACGGCTAAAACACGGTCTTTAACCGGTGGGTTGGCGGATTTAGCGCGAACATCAAAACCGGCCTGCTGTAGTAAGGCGATATCGGAGATTGACGCCGAGTTGGTTTTGCGGTTCTTGCCGCTGGCGTCCGGGTAAACGACGATGCGGTGGCCTTGCGACTTCCACTTCTCGGTAATCACACGCACGGTATCTGGCGTATCGAACAGGCCCTTCAGTTCTGCTACCGCGTGCCAGCCGTCTTTACGTTGCACATACACGGCGCTGGCGTTCTTCGTAACGTTGAAGTCCTGCCCGATGTACAGCGTGTCGCCCGGTTGGATTGTCTCTTTGCTGCGATGCTTACGTCGGTCGTAGGCGTAGTAGACGCTGCCGGATGTCAGGTTAACGAACTCCCCATTCAGGTACGCGTTAATCAGTTGCGCTGGGTAAGTCTCGGTCAGCGAGCTAATGTAGTCAGGCGGCAGGAATCGCGCGTTCTCGTGGGTGGAAGCCTGCACCATTGAGTAACTCGGTGTCGGGTTCTCTTTGAACTTGGCGTAGACGAACTTGAACCCTTCCGGCGTCGTGGTGACGGAGATGTGGTTGGTTACACCAGGGATAACCAGACGCATACGGGCGACGATTTTGTTCCATGCCAGTTCAGCTTTTTCTCGGCTCAATACATCGAGCTCATCCACGCATGCTGCGGCGATTTTGAAACCCACAATCGAGCCGGGGTTATCCATAGATCGGCAGATAACCGTTCCGAGCACCGTCTTACCGCGAGTAACCACAACCTCTTTGTCTCCGGATTTAACCAGCACATCAAGGCCGAGCAGGTTAGCCGCTTCCTCGAATGTTGGGTAGAAGATGTCACGGATGGCGGGATAGGTCGGGCCGAAGTAGCCCAGGCGCGTGCCGGGGTGCTTGAGCATAAACGTAAGCAGGTCAAGGCAGCCGACAAACGTCTTGCCACTACCGAAGCCGCCTACGTAGGCCTTGTATTTGTTGTCACAATTCAGGAACAGTGCCTGCGGCGCGGATAGCTGAATACTCATTCCTCTACCTCACCCATGTTCGTTGTTACAATTTTACCTACAGGCTCCGCAACACTGAAAATAATCTCAGTCGGTGCCGTTTCTTCGGCGGATTCAACTGGTTTCTCTTTGCCAAGGCCAAGTTTCGCAGCGGCAAACGTAGCAGAGATACCTGCGGCCCCTGTCTCAGTGAAGTATGCCTCTTCCAATGCCTGCGCTGTCTCCCATGCTTCTGCGAATGCGGGAATCTCGCGCAGCCACAGCTTAATAATCGGGATAGTGACGCCGATGCGTAAGGCAAAGCGGGCCAGTGACGGCGGTTTGTCCTGAATCAGCGGGCGTTCGTCGCCTTTGGGGGTAGGCACAAGCTCCCACGACGTGCGGTCGAAGAAACGAATCAATTCGTCGCAATAGTCCGGGTCCCACAACGCGGCGGAATTACGGGATGATTGATAAAGGCTCTGTTTACCGCGCGGTCGTTTACGGCGACGGTTTGCGCTAACAGCTTCTTCATGTGCAGCTTGCACCACCTCTGGCGATGGCTGCTTGAGTTTCAGCTTCATAGAATCCCCTTGCATATGCGTCTGACCATCAGATCGCATTAGACGCGCCCTACGCGTCTAAATGGATTATATAAGGGGATTGGGCGGGATGTACAGAAAAGCCCTCCGTAGAGGGCTGGTATCAGTTATATAAGCCGTTGCGTGGTGCTCTTTTACCATCGCCGCCGTAATGGTTGTTAGCTACAGCGATAGCCCAGACGTTAGGGATGATTAGTAGCCGCATTCGTTCTCCCCTCTGGCAATACGTTGCTCAGTTTTAGTGATACCCCGGCGCGTGAATAACACCGGGCTTGTTTTAACGTGCGTCATAAGACGGTTGTTATAAATTACGTGGCGCTCGCAGTTCACGTCTTTGCTGTACTTGGCAATAGTCATTTCGTTGATGCCGGTTTGTCGGCATGTCTCGGCCATCGTGCCGAATTCTTTAATCAGGTTTGGGATGCTGGTAATCATCCTAAGAAATTCCTCGTTGTCCACATCGCATTCGGATATTTGTTATCCCGGTCCTGCACTACGGCAATCATGTTACCGCGTTGCACGAGGCAAAAGTGCCGCTGTTGCTCGCCGTTATAGCGCCGCCATATTGCTTCTTCGATTGCCGCGTTGATGTCACTGAACATAATCACCCCACTACCTCATCGCCAAGCCACGCCGTTTCTCGTATATCATCGACCACACAAGCGGCGTGCTCACGGCTAATTGCAAAAATGTAGAAGCTAAACTTCTTCCCGTCGGCGTCGATGTGGTTAACCGAGTAGGGTTTCCACAGGACGCCATCAATTACTACTGGCTTAGGCGACTCCATACGCTTCACCACATTTAATGCACGTGGCTCGATGTAACCCGCCAACCACATGTAAGTAGTAGTCATGCGCACAAGGCTTTTCACCCTCTTTCAACTTATCAAGCAACAACTTAAATGCCTCCAGTTGAAACTCACCGTTAATTGACAGTTGCCCGCCTAGCGTCTGTTTCTCTGACTCAAGCACCATAATACGGCGCTCGAGCGATGCGATTGTGATTTTAGGCATTATTCGGCCCCCTCATAAAAATCTCCATTTCGGTAATCCCCATCGAAATCGTCAGAAATAGCGCACCCCTTGTTCAGGTTGAAGCGGTTAATCAGTTCACGGCGAGTCTCGTAAAGCGACTCTACCATTTGCTCCGCTACTGCGATTTTAGTATTCAGGACGTGCATCACGTGGCTTACGTCTACGCCGCCGTTAACGGCCTCTACCATCATCTTTTCGTATTCACGGTCAGTCATTCTTTACGCTCTCCCCACATGCGATTGAGATACTTGTTCTTGTCCGGCCCCGGGAAACTGTTACGTTTCATCAGCTCCTCGCGTGTCGGGAACGGGGTGTGACTGACTTTACGGCCTACTCGTAACGGTTGGCTTACTTGACCTTGTTCGCTCATTTCTTCTCTCCGGCATAAGCTGCTTTCAGTGTCTGCATCGCAGCGAACCAGAACGCGGACGCTGGAATGCTGTTGCTCAGTTTACTAACGGCGATGCGGGCCATCAGTTGTGCGTCTTTGAATGCCTCGATATCTGTGATTTTCATTAGTAGTCCTTCCACACTATTTTATAACGCGTCTTAAGAGAGTTTCCGTATTTAATAGCCGATATCTGGTCTTTAAATGGTCCATATTTGGCGTAGGGGTTAATTGTAATAACAAAGCATTTCATCTTCTCTACTCCGTTCTCGTTGTCGATGGAGTAAATATAATAGGGTCTAAGGTAATAGTCAACTAGTCATTACAGAAAATAGATAAAAAAATCCCGGCTGGGTCAGGGCCGGGATAAAACTGGAGAGCAGAGGGATGGAACAGGAGGTGATTTAAGTATCGTCGGATTAGTCTCAGGTGTCAACCTTTGCGAAACGCATCAATAGCACCCCAGAAAGCGCCAACTACCGCACCAACTCCGATAGACAACAGAATGAAGTCAATCTCTGTCATTTAACCGCCCTCCCGATAGCCTCAGCCTCTTGCCACGGTTTGCCGTCGAACAGCGCCAGACGACCCGCAGTACGGCGGCGCAAGCCGAGTAATGGTTTGCCGTTCTGGTTGATGAACAGCGCCAGCTTAGCGCGCAGCGTCGCGGTATCACCGGAGCGCAGTGCCTTACCGGTGCCGGTAGTAGCCGCGATAACACCCGCACCTGCGTTATAGACCAGGTCGCACACGGCGTCGAACTGCGCCTGTGTCAATGAATGATGCGCCGCTGCGTCAACCGCGGCTACGGCCTTAGCCATATCGCGATTCAGTAACAGAAGGCCCTGTCCCGGCGTGATGGTCTTACCCGGTGTTATGTCCGGCCCGTAATGCCCATATCCAATAGTAAGGTACTTCTCATTTGGCGTAGCACGATATGCAGTACCACGGAACCCCTCGAACGCGGCGGTGAAATGCAGTCCATTATCTGAAATATTTCGAGACACGCTTATGTCCTCCGTATGACAGCCACGCCTGACGAATCTGGCGCAGCGCAACTAATGTGATTAATGTCTCAGGCAGCGTTGGTGACACGCTGCCCTGTAACAGGTGGATACATCCGGCGGCGCAGACGATAGCAGTCAGGATATAGAGCACCCGACCGAATAACCCGTCATCAACGCTGGGATGGTACACATTAAACAGCGATGTACCCCCGATTGCCAGCATACCGCCGAACCAGAATAACTCATTCATCCGGGCCTCCTCGACGTGAGATGTATTCCCCGGCGACGATACCGGAGAGGCGGGAATAGATAGGCATCCAGAGAATAGCGATGATGAAACCCAGACCAGCGATTTCACGCTCCCCGGTAATGCCGAACCATTGGGCAGCGAGAGGCGCACCGAATACGGCGCAAGCGAAGCCGGTTACAATAAAGAATAAGCCGTCGATGGGTCCAGAAATAACGGACTTATGTTGTCGTAGTCCGATGACCCCTCCGGCTAGCGCGGCAGCGAGAAGCCAGCCTGTCACTGTTTCAGTAAATTTATCCAAGATGAATCCTCCAGGTGCGTATTAAGTATGCAGTAACTGGAGGATACCACGGGTAGGAATTATCCTAATAGTTGTTTATTTGTGTCTCCAGATGTATTGTCGTCTCTGGGGTTTCGTCGGAATATCATCGTACCCCAGCGATTTCCAGTAATTAAATAGTCGATTAGCGATTGCGGCGCGTTCTTGTGTTTTAAACTCACCGAGATTCACGGCCTTCCCGTTCTGGAATCCACAGGCGCGGACCGCTTTACGTCTGGCCTGAATCTCCGGGTACAGCGCGTTACGGCGACGCTTGTATATCTGTGTTTTAGCTCTCGGTGACAGCGGCGCAAGGCCGCTTCGTTTCAGGATGTCAGTTGCAAGGCTCATATTCCGAGAATCTCGCGGGCCATTTCTTCTGTAACTTTCGAACAAGGTTCGTACATTACCTGTTCAGCGAATTCACGTAACTTTGCTTCAAGTTTCAGATAAGCGTCGTATTCTACATAATCGCCATATGCGTACTCAGCCATCTCAGGCTCTGGCAGGCCCCACGCTTTTACCTCATATCTCTGCACCATCACTCCACCCCTTCCACATGCGTAACTGACCCACAGTTCGCGCACTCGACGTAATCCGGGAACTGGTCTTTGTATTTCTGTAACTCAGCTTCGAGTTTCGCGTAATCTTCGTAAAGCACTAACACGCCCTCAACATCGGGAGTAAACCCGAATATCTGGTCGTAGGTATATCTCTGTACCATAATCATTTCTCCTGTTTACCAAGTCGCTTGGGTGAGCAGATAGAGCTGGTCCATCTTATACAGCACGTGAGGCTTTATGGGTAATAAACGGGCTTTAAGATTTGATGTCATAACTTCCCTCCAAACGTTGCAACACGGATGCCGCGCCGCTCGAACGTTAACATTGGGTCAAGGCCGTCAGCGCAAGTGATGAATAAATCATCAACGATAAGCTCATATCCGCCAGCGTAAAGGATGGCTGTATCATCGCTATTCCTTAAAAGCATGATGACCACAATTCCGTTTTTGTTACTATTAAAGCAGTGAACTGTCACTTCACCGACGTGCCTTTCTGTGAATGTTTTAATGGCACCACAGTTCACTGCTTCTTGCAAAGCGTTCAAAACCTTTTTCTTCATCGCTTCGGCGCTCATAATCACTTCTCCTGTTTACCAAGTCGCTTAGGTGAGCAGATAGCGCGTACCTCTGAATCGTTTGGCTTGTCGCCCTGAAACAGGAAGTGCGCGTTCTCTGCGGCGCGTGCCGCGGACTGGCACGCCTCCATCGAATAAAACGTTTCTGCTGCCGCTAGTTGCATCTGGCCCGCGGACAGTACCCAGATAAATAATATGCTGGTCATTTGATCACCCCGCATTTAGAGCACTGCTGTAAGTCGCTACACCACAGAACCAAACGATAGTCATGTTCACATTCCTGTGTGTCAATCTTGTATTCCACTATGTCTGCGTATGTTCCATCCCAAATCCACGACCGCTTTTCTGCTGCTACACTGTGTTTCGGCTCCTCCCCGTTGCGATACCGGATAAATACCATAGTCCCATCCGGCACAGGTTGTCGTGCACCATAATGCGGCCTCCAGGCGTTGTACTGAGTATCTTCCTTACGGCGACTAGATTTCCCGTTCATTAACGTTATTGTCCCCAGTAGCTCATCCACCAGCTCCGACATATCACGTAACTGATTCTTAAGTGACTGCACCTCGTGCGCCAGGTCTTCACACTGGTTGCAATTTACCTGCTGCCGTAACTGGCCAATCAGGTACTCGAATACTTCGTTTTTGTTACTCATTGGTTTCTCCTAGTACCGACTCAATAATGTAAGTATGGACCGCATGGGTTAATGTGTCGCCGTATGACACGCCTGGCGTACCGGGGACCCCCGCCATCCAACGCATATCGCCTTTCGGCTGGCGACCTATCATGTGTATGCCGTATTTCTCTACAAGGATGTCCACCTCATCAAGAATCCCATTGCGGCGTAACAGCGCACGTGCTTTTGCGGGGGTCATTGCGCAACCTCATACACGGTTTCCGGGTAACTCCATGTTGCTTTAGCGACAAGATTATTACCGCTATCTATGTAGATAGACTCTGGCGTACCCGCATTAATAACCATGTTATACATAAGACCTTCTACTGTGCTGAAAAACTCATCTTTAGTTACTGCTTTCATCTCTGTCTCTCCTCTCGTTTGTGTAAATGAATAGTAGCCTATTCTATCCCAGTGTGCAAGTAAATTTTATTGGTGTTTTAAAGATAATCGTTCGCCACGAATCCAGTAGTACCTCGGGCGGCGTGCTCACTGACGCCATCGCATAACACGGTACTTGTTGCCGTCTGACTCAACAATAAGCCCGAATCGCTTTTCTCCGTTTCTACCGGTCCAGGTCACGATGTCATTCAGTTTCATTGTTGCATCTCCTGCAATAGTCGCTTCGATTGTTGCGTTTGGTGAAATAGAACAAAAATGAGAAAAATGATACGCTGCTGTGTAGCAGCGTAAGTCACTCAGTAAAATCCCAAACTATTGAACATCACACTTCTGGCGGCCCCGGTAATGGCATCCAGTGCGTTATATCACCGTGATATAAACTCTTTGCAGGCCCCCAGTAGCCATCTGAATTAACACGCATAACCTCACAGCCAACAAAACAATCAGTTACAAGAACGTATTCATAAGGCTCCGGTATCCGCTCACTACACTTAATCCACTCACCCATATCTCACCCCCTATTCATCACAGTTTGCACACCAGCTTTCCACGCCCGCCACGCGAGACGTGTCTTAGCGTTCAGGTACTCTTTCTTTGAACCCTTGTTTACCGGCAGACCCTCGACGACGGCCCACCGTTCGAATGCTTCTCTCATACCAGAACCTCGCATTCATCCCGATACACGAACAATAACGACCCTTTGTACTCAATCATAAAACCATAATGGTTGCTGCTGAACGCCAGAAAAACATCACCTACCGAGATACCGAAATCTATAAGCCTGCGGTCAGTTATACGGATTCTCATACCAACCCCCATAACGCGTGCACCACATAAACTGCGCTGACAATTAAAATAAACGGGTAATTATTCACGGCAACCTCCCTCAGAGTCTTCGGCACGAGCATCATGATTCGATGCCGTTCGTAGCGCACGTAAAACTTTTAGCAAGTCTTCGCATACCCCGGAAGAAATAGTTGGGCCGTCTAATAAAACAACTTCGTATCTGTTTACCTGGAAATGCACTTTCTCCAGTCTATGATGTTTCAGTTCTTCAAATAATTCTTCCATCACTTCGCCCCTCTTTATCCAATGCCGTTAGTTCGGTAGTTATACCGCTGTCGCTAGTCAGAAGGATGTAAACCGTCTGTAAATGTACGTACTGTTTTAGCCAAGGACCTATTTCAGATTTACCGTTGAATTCTTTACTGGCTACAGTTTGTTTTGTCTCTTTCGATTTAATCTCTAGCTTAATCATCACTCCACCCCTTTGAATTTAAAATTGTTGCCGATGAGCTTTAAATTGGAAGCATGGCGTACAAGCACCTTACCTGAAACAACATCCTGCACACGATAGAACCCGTTAAAAATCTCCATGCTACGGATAGAATAAATAGAACCGTTGTTATCTCGTGCGATTTGACCACGTTTAAACATAACCCTCACTCCTCTGTTTCGTTCCGATAAGTGAATAGTAACCTATTATGTTGGGGTGCGCAAGAGAATAGTTACGTTGCCGTTGTGATTCTTCAGGTAGGGTTGTGCCTTTATTCTTATTACTTGGTAACTAAAGGGCAGGCCTTAAGGCCCGCCCGATAATCGTTACATTTTTACGGTTGCGAATCTACGGCACATTAAGAAACAGTAGATATTTCAGCTGGTTACTTCTTTAAATGAGATTTAGATACACTTATCCTTAAACCGTTGGGCAAGCATCTCAGCTGTCTGGGAGGGGTTGACGAATCCCTCGGGGAGGGTTCGTCAACTCCGTAATATATACAAGTCCCAAAACCATTATACAAACACATGTCAAGAACTTTCAATAACTTTTTTGTAAAGATTAAATATTGCAGGGATTGGTTGCTTTTACATTCCCGCTATCCTATACTCGGTTTCACTAAACAAACAGGAGATATAAAAATGCAACATTACATGACACAGAATGAGGTAGCCGAGCGTATCGGGGTGACACGTCAGACAATTAATAACTGGTTACGCAGCGGCAAATTCCCTGACTGCTGTATTAAAGTTATGGGTCGCCGTTTACCAGGAACATTTGACCGTAATAAAGTTGAAGCATGGATTAAGGAGAACGTGAAATGAAAGGTGTAATTTTCCACAATAAGGCAGAAAACGAAGTGTATATGGTCTACTCCGTGGTCGGAGAGTTCGCTTTATGCTTCAACATCTCCTGCCACCTTGATACCTACCGGCCTTTCTGCGTAGAAACAGAAATGAAGCTAATTAGCTTACGCCAACTAAGCACAATGTCGGCATCGCTTAACGTAAGAGATAATCTCGAGTATATCGACTTCTATTTCGGCGATGATTTGGTCGAGGAATATTTTGAAGAGTATAAAAATTTGCTGGAAGGGTTGGCTAAACGGTAAAAAGAAACCCCAACGCAAGAACGTCGGGGCCAAAGCACAAATTATCAAAGTAAGCACAAGGATTATACAATGACGAAGTTAATAGTTCCACAGCTACGCCGTCAGAAACACGGCGCTGACTTCTTCGCACCGGTAAAGATGAACCGCGCAATGCGCCGTATGCAGGAAGCCTTAGAACGTGCGGAGAAAAAGAAATGAATATTGTTTTTGCAACGCTGCGCAACACGTTCGATAAAAACCCTGTAGCTCGTGAAATGCCGCTGGAGCAGTTCGTAGAGTATGTCTGCGATACATCGAAGCGTTTGTCCGTAGACCCGTCGTGGACTAAGGAAGAGTACGACGC